TTGTACCAGCCAGAGAAGGGGCTTTGCCCCTTCCTCAAGGAGAAGTAAATTGGACATCATCGACAACAAAGCCGTTGTCTTCAGAACGCGTAACCCAGAGAAGTACAAGATCATCCCGAAGCACAAAGTCATCGAGCGTGATGACGGCGGCTTTGACGTTGCTGTGTACTGGGGCCTCGATGAGGCGCGTGTTCTTAAGAATCTTGGCGTGAAAGACATCCAGTCGCCGATCACTCGGCGCTATGACTGGCCGGGGCGTTACAAGCCTATGGCCCACCAAGTGGAGACAGCTGCATTTCTCACCATGCACAAGCGTGCGTTCTGTTTCAACGACCCCGGCACGGGCAAGACGCTGGCATCCCTCTGGGCTGCTGACTACTTGATGAAGCTGGGGTTTGTGCGGCGTGTGCTTATTCTGTGCCCACTGTCGATCATGCACTCGGCGTGGCTCAGCGATCTGAACAACAGCATCATCCACCGCTCGGCTATCGTGGCGCATCACAACAAGGCATCCCGTCGCATCGAGATGATTCAGCAGGACTACGAGTTCGTGATCTGCAACTACGACGGCTTGAACCTGATTGCTGATGAGATCATCAACGATGGCCGCTTTGATCTGGTGATTGTCGATGAGGCCAACGCCTACAAGACCGTGACCACCAAGCGATGGAAGACGCTCAAGTCCATCCTCACACCGAAGACACACCTGTGGATGATGACGGGTACTCCCGCATCGCAGTCCCCTGCTGATGCGTACGGGCTGGCCAAGCTGGTCAACCCCGACAACGTGCCGATGTTCTTTACAGGCTGGCGTGACTCGGTGATGAACAAGATCACGCTGTACAAGTGGGCGCCCAAGCACGATGCGCGTGACCGTGTGTTCAATGCGCTGCAGCCAGCGATCCGCTACTCCAAAGACCAGTGCCTTGACTTGCCGCCAGTGATGACGCTGACCCGTGAGGTGCCGCTGACTCCGCAGCAGGTGAAGTACTACAACATGCTCAAAGACCAGATGCTGGTCCAAGCGGCTGGAGAAGTCATCACTGCGGTCAACGCCGCTGCTATGCTGAGCAAGCTGCTGCAAGTCAGTTGCGGTGCGGCGCTCACGGATACCAAAGAGGTGGTGGAGTTTGACGCTGGCCCACGGCTCAATGTGCTGGAGGAAATTCTGGAGGAGACCTCACGCAAGGTCATCATCTTCGCGTTGTTCCGCGCCAGCATCGAGACCATCCAGCGGTACCTGACATCCAAGGGCATCACCAACGAGTGCATCCACGGCGGCGTATCGGCCAGCAAACGAGGCGACATCATCCACCGCTTCCAGACCGACCCCGACCCAAGGGTGCTGGTCATGCAGCCACAAGCCACAGCGCACGGGATTACCTTAACCGCAGCTGACACCGTGGTGTTCTACGGCCCCTTGATGAGCGTTGAGCAGTACATCCAGTGTATTGCCCGTGCCGACCGCAAGGGCCAGAACTCCGACAAGGTGACGGTGTTCCACATCCAGAGCTCCCCAGTGGAGGCCAAGATGTTCAAAGCCCTCGGAGCGAAAGTGAGTGATAGCTCACTTCTGACTGAGATGTTCACGCTTGAAATAAATTCTTGAAAGGGGGTTGCGCAAAGAAAAAACCCATGTAAACTGTCCAACGCTTGACAAAAAACACACAGGAGAAAGCAATGACTGAAGACATCGAAGCGGCGCCAGAGACCGAGGTTATCCCCCTCGACAAGCTGGTTGCCATCCACGCCAAGATCAAGGCCAAGCAAGCCCAGCTCGACAAAGAGCTGGCTGAGCTTGAAGAGCAGCGCGAAGAAATTCGCCTCGCAATCAAAGACCAGATGAAGGCCCTCGGCCTGACATCGGTCAAGACTTCCTCTGGAACAGTGTCGTTGATGAAGTCGACGCGCTACAACACGCAGGACTGGGACTCGTTCAAAGCATTCGTGCTGGAACACCAAGTCGTTGACCTGCTGGAAAAGCGCATCGCCCAATCCAACATGGCACAGTTCTTGGAAGAAAACCCCGGCGTTCTACCGCCGGGTTTGAACTCAGTCACTGGGTTCGACATTCGTGTAACACCAATCCGAAAGTAACGCAATCATGAGCAACATTACGCTTTTCAATTCGTCCAACGTCCCCGCATTCGCTCGTAACAATGAGTTGTCTGAAACAGCCAAGGCCCTGACGGGCGGCGGTGCTGGTCTGTCCACCAAGCGCATCTCCATCAAAGGCGGCGTGTTCCGTCTGGTGGCAGGCGGCAAGGAGATCACCAGTATCGACGACCGCCACCTTGACGTCATCATCGTCCGCGCTGCCCCCAAGGTCAGCCGTATCTTCTACGCCGGTGCCTACAACGCTGATGCGATTGTGCGCCCTGACTGCTGGAGCAATGACGGTGAGAAACCTGATGCAAGCATCGCCGCTCCCCAGAGCAAGACCTGCATGGGTTGCCCACAGAACGAAGCCGGTTCCGGTAACGGCAATAGCCGCGCCTGCCGCTTCCAACAGCGCCTTGCTGTTGTGTTGGCCAACAACCCTGAAGGTGATGTGCTGCAACTGACACTCCCCGCTACCAGCATCTTCGGTAAGGAAGAAGGCGATAAGCGTCCCCTGCAAGCCTACGCCCGCTTCTTGGCAGCGCAGACACCTCCGGTCAACCCCGAGCAGATCGTCACGCGCATGAAGTTCGACACCAAGGCTGAGTCTCCCAAGCTGTTCTTCGCGCCTACGCGCTGGTTGACAGACGAAGAGTACCCAATCGCCGTGGCCCAAGGCGAGTCTGACGAAGCCAAGAAGGCCGTGACCCTCACGGTGGCCCAAGCTGACGGCGTGAAAGCTGCCCCAATGGCGATCGCCGGTGCCGCGCCCAAGGCCGCTGCTGTGCCAGAGAAGAAGTCGAAGTTGTCAGCAATCGTCAGCGATTGGGACGACGAGTAAGTAAGGGCGGGGGCTCCGGCCCCCACCTATTTTTTAACCACAGGAGAATCAAATGAAAAAACTTTTAGTAATCGCAGCAGCCGCAGCATTGACCGCATGCGGCCCACAGAACGTTGACCAAGTCATGAAGGACGGCGGCAAGGTCAGCAAGGACATGGCCTTCTCGTTCCAGACAGTCGAGGAGCAACGTGCCCAAGGCCGTGCCAACGCTGGCGCATCTGCTGCCGAATACCAACGCCAGAACCCACGCATCCAAGGTTGGGAGACAATCACCAAGGCGGACACCACCCACTCATCCACTTGCCCTCAAGGTGACGGCTGGGCGGAAGTTGTGTTCATGCGCACTGAGCGTGCCGAAGGCAAGACTCAGAACCTGCAAGTCGAGAAGGCCACTGTCATGTGCAGTACCGTCTCTTCGACCCAAGGCTGCGTGATGGTGAACCCCGTGGACAACTGGGCCAAGCACCCCGGCAAGATGCAGGATGGTCAGTGCGCTTCAACACGCGAAGTCCCGTTCCCGTTGCCTAAAGCTGTCGGCGCGAAGTAAGCCATGTTTGACTTGCTTTTATTTCTAGGTGTCGGGGTGGTGGCGCTTGCCGCCTACCTTGTCGGCTACGGAATTGGCTACACCGCAGGGCGGTTGGCTAAGAACAAGGAGCAGTGATGGCGATCAGCAGAGCGTACCTAGGCGGCGCTGATGTCAACAGCATCGGTATTGGCAGCAGCGGACACACAACGATCGCGTCCAACACTTCTGGGTATTACGACCCTAGGTATTGGGACAAGCAAAACGCCTATGAGCAAGAGCGCCGCTATCGTGAAGAGATGGAACGAGAGCGCCAGCGTATGTACAACTCCGCATACAACATCAACACTGACACTTACGGCGGCATGTCCGCGCAACAGATGCAGGAAGAAAAGCCAAAGGCTCCTGTGTACACAATGAACAAGAAGCTTTTATTACTGGAGAACTGAAATGAAATTGAAACCATTTGCCGAAGTCATCGCCCTCTCAAAAGAGAAACTGTCCGAAGCTCTCGCTCCCATCCGCGCGCGCAAGGTGCGTTCACAAGCTGAGCTGGAGATGGCCAAGCTGGATGACGAGTTGATCCGTTTGGAATCTGAAGTGCATGAGATGTGCGCCAAGGAAGATATCAGCTTCCCAACCCTGCTAGACAAGCTGGACAAAGCTGCACTCTTGGAGCGCCGCAAAGCCCAGTACGAGAAAGTTCTCGCAGACCTGTTCCCCACAAAATAAACGCAACCCTGAAAGAAAATCATGACAGCAACCCGTATCTATATCGTTGGCTCAAGCGACCCAGTGTTCCCCGTTCGCTTGGTCAAAGCCAGCATCCGTCAACAAGCCTTGTCGCATGTTGCACAGTCACTGTTCACCGTTCGCGTGGCCAGCCAAGACGACCTGATCTCTGCCCTCGGCAAAGGCATCAAGGTCGAGAACGCCAAAGACGGCGACCAACTCGAACTCCCACAGGACTAAAACATGAACGCCGAAACAGTTGGTATTTCACTGGTTGTTTGGGCAGTCGCGGCATGGTTAACCCATGTCGTGGCTTGCATCAAAACAGCATCATGGGCATTGCTCATCATCGGAAGCGTTGTGTTCCCAATCTCTTGGGTTCACGGCACAGGTCTTTGGCTAGGTATTTTCTAAGAGGTAAACCATGAGCGGAGTTAAACAACAAACACTGACGCGCGCTTTGAATATGCTCAATGCACTAGGCGCTACCTACGCAGTCATCGAAGAAGACGGCACAAAGCACGGCACACTTGAAGTTGCAGAGACAAAAAAACGCATCAGCAAGTACAAGCACGGAGAGCTTAGCGCCTATGCCTCGTCACACATGGCCAACATGAGCACTGGAGATGTTGAAGAAGTCCCATTTGGCAAGTACACAGGCGAAGAAGTCCGCAGTGCAGCAGTCTCTTGGGCTTGCTACCACTGGGGCAACGGCACAGTCACAACCTCAACAAACAAAGACAAAAAAGTTGTCGAAGTTTTCCGCATCGCTTAACAGGAGAAACAAATGCAATACAACCTATCAATCCAATCAGAAGACTACGGCTTCATCAAGGAAGCCATCAAGCTGCGCACCCTGTCTCTGCTGGACAGCATTGAAAAACAAGTGACGAAGCAGATCGTCCAATCAACAATGTCAGAAGAAGCCTTTGGCCCATGTTCAGCAGCATCTGCACCAGTAAAAGCAGAAGGCGCACCAGTTCAACCAAAGCCAAACAATCCAAAAAAGCACTGGACTCAAACCCCAGAAGGAAAGAGGAAAATGGCAGCTCGTAAACGCAAAGGTACAAAATGACAGCTCACTCAAAACTAATGACAGCGCGCATGACGCTGCAAAAGACCCAACTCAAGAAGACAGGCCACAACAAGTTTGCTGGCTACTACTACTTCGAGCTGGGCGACTTCCTGCCCACCATCCAAGAAATCTTTGCTGGCCTCGGCCTCTGCGGCATCGTGTCTTACGGCACTGACATCGCAACCCTGACCATCACAGACATGGAAGACGGCACATCATTGGTCATCACATCGCCAATGTCCACCGCCGCCCTCAAAGGCTGCCACGAAGTACAGAACCTTGGTGCTGTGCAAACGTACATCCGCCGCTACCTGTGGGTGACAGCTCTGGAGATCGTTGAGAACGACGTATTGGACGCTACAACAGGCTCGGTTGAACCGGCCAAGGCCAAGGCACCAGCCGCCGCAGTAAAGCCCGCAGCAGCCCCTACAGGCACCGCACCGGCCAAGATGGCAGGCAAGGAAGGCGAATGGCAGTTGAAGGTGGCTACCGATCCCGGCACAGATGTGGCCGCATGGTCTGGCATCGTGACTCAGGCAGCAGAAATCATGCTGTCCACAGTCAAGACCAAGGACGATGTGATGAACATCTTCAAGAACAACCGCAACATCTTTGACAAGCTGAAGCTGGAAGACGAAGTGAACCACAAGGCGCTGATGGACAAGTTCTCCGCAGCCAAGAAAACATTTGAAGAAGGAGCCCAGTAATGGCTACGCAATACCCAAACAGCGGCAAGCTGTCCAACAACAAGTACAAAGAGCAGGGCGACAAGAAGCCTGACATGCACGGCGAGATCGTGATGACCCGCTCGGTCTTGAAGCAGTTGCTCGAAGAGACAGACGAAGACGACATCACCATCAAGCTGTCGGCTTGGGCCATGGAAGGTAACTACGGTCCTTGGATGCGTCTGGCTTGGAACAACTACAAGCCTAAGCAGCAAGAGCAAGAGCAACCACGTCAAGCGCCTCAGCAAAACAAAGGCTTTGACGACATGGATGATGACATCCCCTTCTGACCATGGAAACCATCCAGTTTGAAGGTCGCAAGATCGCCATGAAGCAGGACCGGACGGGGTATGTACTTACCCTTTCCGTGCACCCTGATGAGATACCTGAGATGCTCGTGCTTA